ATCGCTCGAGATCTTCCCCTCGTCCTTCCAGTACACGTACCAGTCGGCGTACATCGAAGCGAGGAAGCCGAGTCCTTTGGGCAGGGCGCAGAACGCGGAGTGCTGCGAGATCATCGTATCCTGCACGCCCCTCGGGATGAAGTGCCAGTGACGATAGATATACTGCGCGTCGTAGAGGCCGTTCTGCCAGCGGATCCGCGCGTTGGGGTGGGCGAAGAGCTGGTAGAGCCAGTGGACGATCTGCGCCTCCTGCTCCAGCGACCAGTAGCCCTGAGGCTTCCCCGCCGCGATGAAGGGAATGCAGATCCCCTCCGTCCGCGACCAGGAGAATCCGATGCAGTCGATATGCCCATAGCGGGTTTCGATGTCTAGGTCAAGCCAGCGTGGTCCATGCGTGAGCAATTCCTGCTGCTCTTTCACTACCCCCGCCACCGCATCGAAGGTGGGCTGAACGATGAAGTTCCACTCCGGCCTGTTTCCGTACTCCCGCGTAGTCATCTCTCGCTTCACTCGGCGCAGGTCATTCAGCACAATCGCCCGGTTGGACCACTCGCGGAGGATTGCTGCGGGGTGTATCGTCGGGATTACTTTGGTGCTGGCGGCAGTACTTAGCTGGGATCCGCGCCACTTTAGCACTCCCCACCGTCCGGTGAGTGCCCACATCGCCAGGTTTCCGAACGCCACGATGATGTTCGGCTGAACCATCTCGATCTCGGCGAGAAGCTCCGCGTAGCCCTCATGCACCTCAGGGGTGCAGTACTTGTCCCGCAGCAGCACGTGTCGCAGAGTGATCTCCTTCTTCGTCCCGGCGACGAAGGCGGAGAGGAGGTTCTCTGGTGGCCTCACCTTAAGCACGTTCGTTGTGTAGCACTCGGAGCGGAGTATCCCCACTTCGTGGAGCATCCTGTTGAGTTCCTGGCCCGAGGCACCGACGAACGGGCGGCCTTCCCGCTCCTCATTCTCCCCCGGCGCCTCGCCGACAAGCATGATTCTCGAGGGGATCGGACCCTCGCCGCGAACCCTCATGGCAGCTCCGGAGGGTCTAAGCGAAGATCCCCGAGCCTATTCACCGCGATTCCGTAGCTAGCTCCGTCCATCTCAACTCCTGTGGCGCGGACCTTCAGCCCGTGCGCCGCCGGGAAGATCGGTCCGGTTCCGCAGAAGGGATCCAGCACCCGATCTCCTGGGAGGCAGGTTCGGGACAAAAGCTCTGCATAGAGCGCAACGGGTTTCTGTGCTGAGTGGCCCAGGTTCGTATCCGCGGCGAAGTCCAGCACGTCTCCCGTCATCTTCAGCGTTGGGCGCTTCCCCTTCACGCAGTAGAGCAGGGTCTCATACCGCCGCTGCGGACCCATCTCCGGCCAAGGCGCCCGCGATCCATGCCGCTTGTACCAGAGGAGTGGGGTGCGAAACACTGTCCAGCCCGCTGCCGCGAACATTGCCTTGAGCGGCCCGAAGTTATCCAGATCACAGAAAGCGTACAGATGGGCCTGCGCCTTCGCTACGCGAAAACCCTCGGTTGCGAGGACCGTGTAGCACTGCTCGGCATATTCCCAGCTATCCGCGTAGCCGTGAGCACCCTCGGCACGACCGCCCGAGTCTCCAAACTCATCTGCGTTCATCCCGTAGGGAGGATCGGTAAGGATGCAGTCGAAGGTCTCCGCGGAAGCCGCGCGCATCCAGGCAAGGCTATCCCCATGCGCTACCTGATGTTCCTTCGCAGTGAAGTTCACTCCGACCTGCGCGCCCAGGGCATAATACCGCTCGGCGTTCTCCTTCTTCTTCAGCACCTTAAACGCGTCGAAGACATTCGCGGCGGCTTGAACCTCGGGAAGGTGCAGATACCGCGCGACGATCAGCTCCTTCTTGATCAGATCGTGATCCTTCCCCTCCGCCGTACCGCGAACCTCCATCGCGATGTCCGCCACTGTCGGCGGCTGCCCTTCCCCCGCCTGCGCAGTCCGGAGCTTCATCAGCCGCGAATGGGCGGCAGCCTTTTCTTGCCAGCTTAGGTCCACCCGATGGATGTTTTCCTCCAGCTCCGCCTCCTCGTACGCCAGGGGATCGAGTTCCTCTAGCAGAGTGTAGGGAATATGCCCCAGTGGAACCTCCTCTCCATCACACCGAATCTGCACTCCCATCGTCGCCAGATCTGTTATCGCCCTCAGCCGCCGCTCGCCCGCGACGAGGACTAGCTGCCTCGGCTCGCCGGGCGCCGGCTCATTCCACCTGGCCACAATCGGATGGAAGAGCCCGCGCTTTTCTATCCCCTCTGCGAACTCTCTCATCTTCCCCTCGTCGAAGATTCGCCTTTGCCTGTTCGGAAGCGTGATTACCTTAGAGATTGCTAGTGTTTTCATGTAGTTGCCGGGGCTTCCCCCGGTCTGTTGGTTAGAACTTCTTCCCGCCCTCTGCCTTCCGGTGTTCAAGAGAATGATCCTCGCGCGTTGCGTTGTACGCGAGCTTCTCCGCTATCGCCCCGCCCAGGTCGAGGCTCAGCCCGCCGCCCAGGTCGAAGATACGGATAACTGCGTCGGCGAGTTCGACCTCCAGCATCGGACGCGCAGGGAGCTTGTCGTCCATCAGCCCCTTCCGATGCCCCTCCATCGCCTCGGCGATTTCGCTGACGATCAGCATGAGCCTCTCCGGGACGTTGACCTTCGGCGGCTGCCCTCGCACTGAGTTGAGGAGCATCCCCGTCTCCAGGTCTGTCCACCAGCCTCGGGTAAGGGCGGCTTGAAAGCAGGCGAATTGGAGGTCTTCGCCTGCCAGCCGGATTTCTCCAGGCAGCACCATCTTAGCCGCCAAAGACGCCGGCGACGCGCTCTTGCACCGCGCCGTCGTAGAGTTCGTGGGAGAGCTTCACCCGCACCGTGCGGCCCTGCAGCATCTTCCACGCGAACACTTCGCCGGGCTTATTCAGCCCCGTCGCTTCCCGGTAGTTTCGCTGCCCGCGATTCTTCCCCTTCGAGTTGTCCAGGCTGCCTTGCGGCGTCAGGTCGAGGAAAACCCGATCGGAGAGGGTCAGCTCGGGGTTGATTCCCAAGGCCTGAACCTCCGCGGGAACTTGGATCCGCAGGGGTACGATCATGGAGACCCAGGGCTGCCCTGCACGATCTCCCTTCTCGACGGTTCCGGCAGCGGTCTTAACCTCGCCGACTACTGCGAGGTAGAGTCCGTCTGGCGTCGCGGGATTCTCCGCCGGAAGCGGCGGACGCTTCTCATTCGCCTCGGTAATCTGCGCGTCGAGGAATACGCTGGGATCAAATGCTGATGTCATAGATTTTCCTAAGAGTGGATGAATTTGGCTGGATTTAACGCTCCAGCTTACGGCGTTTTTAGAAAGGGATGTCGTCGTCGGAGCCGTCGAAGGCGGGCAACGCAGGCCTTCGAATAGGCGTCTCGGGCCTCCGCGCCGGCCCTTCATCGCTGAGCTTGGGGTTGTAGCAGCTCAGATACACTGTCCCGTCGTGGTTGATGGGACAGCCGGCAGGGTTAAAGAACGCGTCGAGGGAGATAGTGAATCCCGGCCCCTTCGAGCTGTCGTTGATCGAGTGCTTCAGCAGCGCGCCTACGGTGCGGTAGCGCTTCTTCCCCTCAGTTCCGAACGGGATGGCGGCTACGATGTCGGCGATTTTGATAGTGCTCATAGGTAAGTGGTCTCTCTTCCGGTTAGCTTGACTTGAATCTGCGCAGCGTAGGAAGGGAATCCGAGTGCGATCGCGCTGCGGAGAAGCTCGTGCGTCTGCGCCTGGGTTTTCCCCGCAGGGATGGGGATGCGGACCTGGGCGATCAGGACGGTATGCTGGCGGCGGCTCATGTTAGGTGTCCAGTTAAAACAGTCATTAGGGCAAACTGTCGGGCAAAGAATTCCGCATCGCTGATCATTCCTGGTCCCTCAGCAGCGCCTTCATCAGCAGGCAGTAGTTCATCAGGTCATCCAGCCGGCCTTCGATTGGCTCGGAGAGCTGCTGCGGGATACCCCCGGCCTCGTTCCTGATGAACGTAGCCACCGCATCATAATGCTTTGATGCATAGATAAACGCGACTTGGAGAGGTGTAGTCCCGGTGAGCCTGGAGCCTCGCTTGAAGTTCGCCAGGCGGTCCTCACTTCCCGCGTACTCTCCTCCCTTCACCACGAGGAGCTGGTGGGTCGCCTCGTGCGTAGCGATGAAGAGGGCGGTAAAATCAGCTTGATTCATTTAGTTCCTTTAGGAAGAGGCCCCGTCGCGCCAGTCAACCAAGTCGACTCCGCCGATTCCTTTCGGTGGCAAGGCGGCTGATCACGCGGGGCCTCAAATCTTTCTAGAGCCCAGCGCGCTGTTTCCACTTGTCGAAGATGGCGGCGAAGTTCGGCTCGATCTTTGCCCGGATGCCGAGGCTCCGAGTCTTGGTATCCACCCCGTAGGCAGCGGTGTCCCAGTAGAACTTATCCGCCTCCCGCGTAGTGTAGATCACCTCGGAGAATAGCGTAGGGATCTCCGTCGCCAGCGCCTTCCCTATCGCTTTGATCATGATCTTCGTAGACTGCGTAACCGGGTCGATTTCCCTATCCACGTGCGCTGTCATTACGAAGGGACAGTCAATTCCCTGAGTGCAGAGGCGGAGGAAGTTCATCAGGCTATTCTGCGCCACGCCGTAGTCGCCTGGTGAAGCCATTGGACGCGCTCCAATCTGCATCTTCATCGCCGCATTAGCCGTCTCGGTGAGAGAGTCCATTGCGAAGACCCTGTTCGCTGGGAAGGCGTCTACCGGCCCGAGCTTCTTCCCCGTTCGATCATCGACGAAGTCGCTGCACGACCCCAGGATCTTCCAGAAGGCGTTGTTTTCCCCGCTGCGATTCACGTCGATTGACTTCGCCAGGGCCTCGTAGCTGAGCTTCCCGATGTTGTCGGCAGTTTGCATCAGCGCCTTGAGAGACACCGGGCGCGTGGTCTGCTGATGCCAGTAGACGCACGGCGGCGGCTCACGCTGATGATCCCGAAAGTACCCGAGGAAGGATTCCAGTCCCTGCTCGGTGAAGAGGATCGCGAGTTCAAACTTATTCTTCTCGCACCAGTCGGCTAGGGTGCCGAGGGAATAGGTTTTCCCCGTGCCTCCCAAGCCCATGAGGGTAACTTTCGGCCCAATTAGGGCTACGGTGTCAGTCATTCCAATTCCTTTATAAGCTCGGCGAAGATTCGCCTGGTACACTTGGGGCAGAGATCGGAGCTGACTTTCCACCTTCCCGC